ATGGTCGGCGATACCGACATCATCCATGCCCCTGAGTTAATAAACGACCGCTACTATGACCGGGCCGATATGACCATCACGATACGTCGTGAGGTACGAAGGTCATACTCAATATTGAGTTTTGCTGGTGCACATGGCACCATTACAGCGAATGGTAGCGGGGCGGGTAATATTCAAGACGAATTTTAAGGAGAACAAAAAATGGCACAAGGATTGAATGTCAATCGGCTGGTAAGGGTAAGCACGACGCTATCCCCTACGGCTACACCACGAAGAGGGTTCGGGACACTGCTGATTGTTGGTGACTCTAATGTGATCAATGGTAGTGAGCGGCTACGCTCATACACTGACTTGGAATCTGTGGCGACAGACTTTGGCACGTCGGCCCCAGAATATTTAGGCGCACAATTATATTTCGGGCAATCGCCTCGCCCTCAACAGCTGATGATAGGTCGATGGATTCGAACCGCAACCGCTGGCTTGCTGCATGGTGGTGCATTGAGTCCCGCCGAGCAGGATATCAGCCTTTGGACGGCCGTCACCGCTGGATCGTTTAAGCTTACAGTCGATGGCACCGTTAAAACTTTGACCGGCCTCAACTTTTCGGCAGTGACCAATCTGAACGGTGTTGCAACCACTATCAATGCGGTTTTGACCGGGGCGACTATTGCATGGAGCGGGTCACGCTTCGTGGTTACCTCAACGACGACTGGCACATCATCTTCAGTGAGCTACGCCACGGCACACACGTCGGGCACGGATATTTCCGCACAACTAAAGCTGACATCCGGAACGGCATCGGCACCCATCGCCGGATATGCAGCGGAATCGCCATTAGCGGCCGTGACGGCACTGGCCAACGCAAGCGGTCAATGGTACGGGGTAGCATTTGCGGCGGCAACTATGCCGACAGATGACCAGTACATTGCGGTGTCTGGATTTATTGAATCGGCGTCTGTGAGCCGTATTATTTCAGTCACCGAGACTAATCCGAACGTTAAGGATGCAACATACACGACCGACCTAGCCAGCCGGATGAAGGCTCTTCTATACGATCGGACCACGGTGCAATACTCGCAAAATAAGTATGCAGGCATTTCGTTTTTGGGCCGTTTATTCTCGGTCAATTTTTCGGCAAATAAATCCGTGATTACACTAATGTACAAGCAGGAACCAGGCGTGGTGCCTGAGGTACTAACAGAGACAGAAGCACAAGCACTAAAGGATAAGCGATGCAACGTATTCGTTCAGTACAACAACGACACGACCATCATTCAGTATGGGGTGATGTCAGGGTCAGCATATGCCGACGAGAGGCAGGGGCTTGATTGGCTTGCCGACGCAGCCCAAAACAGCGTGTACAATCTACTCTACCAGTCACCCACAAAAATCCCACAAACCGATTCCGGCCAAACTCAGGTTATGACCGCCGTATCGAGCGTCATGAAGGAAGCGGTTGATAATGGATTGGTAGCGCCTGGTCAATGGAATACGCAAGGCTTCGGACAGTTGGCGAATGGCGACTATCTACCAGAGGGCTTTTATTTGTATAGCCCCCCGATGGCGACACAGGCACAAAGCGTGCGAGAACAGCGTATTGCACCGCCTATTCAAGTGGCGGTCAAGCTAGCCGGGGCCATCCATGAGGTGGACGGCCTAATCACCGTGAATCGATAAGGAGATACAAATGGCAACGTACTCATTTTTGAATGTGTCGGCGAGCTTAACCGGGGTCGGTGGCTCAATTAACCTGGCCTCTGGTGCAGGCGTCGCAGAAGAGGGTATCACCATCGATGCGATGGAGGACAAAAACGTGATGACGATTGGAGCGGATGGCGAAGGCATGCACTCGATGGTAGCAAGTCGTGCTGGCACGATCACTGTCCGCTTGCTCAAGACGTCACCAGTCAATGCCCAGCTGCAAGTGATGTTCAATCGTCAAACTTCACCGGGGTCATTAGGTCATGGATCGAATACTGTGGTCATCCGTGACAGCGTGCGTGGCGATGTCATCACCTGCACGGGCGTGGCGTTCAAAAAATTGCCATCAATCACATACGCAAAAGAAGGCGGGATGCAGGAATGGACCTTTGATTCCATCAAGACAACGTACATGCTAGGCGTGGGAACGCCGGAGGCTTAGTATGGAATTCGAACTAGACGGGAAATCATATAGGGCGGACCGGATCGACGCCCTAACACAATTCCACATTGTGCGAAGGATTGCCCCCATTATGGGGAAAGTTGCGCCGCTTATTAAGTCAGGCGGAGGCGATTCAATGGGCGTACTGGAGCCATTAGCGGATGCGATCAGATCGTTGAGCGATGAAGATTCAAACTATGTTATTTTTGGTCTATTAAAGTCGGTGAAAAAGAAGGATGTTAACGGTCTTGGATGGTCGGCTGTGTCTGACGGTTCAGTTCTAATGGACAGCTATATGAGCATGCCCACCATGATACAGTTGGCATTTCATGCCTTTAAGTCGAACTTTTCAGATTTTTTAGCCGGGCTCCCCTCGGGTTTGAGCAGCGAACCCCAAGCACAAAGCGACCCATACAATGGGTAGCAATGCCCGACGGGGAGGACTGGATTATGCGTCCGGTCATGCGGGGGATGTGTCGATTCGAATCACTGAAGGATTGCACCTTGACGCTCGGTGACTTGAAAATGATGAATGATTCTCTGGACGTTCAAGACGAAAATGAGGCCAGGTATCAGGAGGCCCAGCGTGAAAACTGAAGTGATCAAGGAGTTCCTTGTTGGCCTTGGATTTAAAATCGACGAGGCTGGTATGGCACGATTTGTAACCGGTGTATCGAAGGCGACCGTTGCGGTGACTGCTATGGGTGCAGCCACGACGGCGGCTGCTGCTGCTGTATTTGCTGGCATTAATAGTGTGGCCAGCGAATACTACCAGCTTGAGCGTCTCGGGGTTCAATTCCGATCGACGGCAGAAGCAATCGATCAATTCATTGATTCTGCCCAGGTTCTGGGCATTAAAAACGAAACGGCGATCGATTCTCTCAGGGGGCTGGATCGTGCAATAGTTGATACATCAATGGGGATTGGACGTACTAAGCTTGTGTTTGAAAACCTTGGCATTTCAGTCGTTGACGCCGCAGGAAAAATTAAGCCTACAACCCAGGTGATGGGTGAGCTCGCTGAACTTTTCAAGACCATGGAGCGTGGCAAGCAGATTCGAGTGATGGAGCGACTCGGCATTGATTCGTCATTCGTCAAGCTATTCATGGCTGATCTTGACACAATCAATGCGGACCTTAACGCCATCGATCAGTCCGTTGGCCTTGATTTTGATAAAACCGTGAAAGAAAGTAAGGCATTCACTCTATCACTTCGTGTGCTTCAGCAGGAGACGCAAAAATGGCGGATATTATTCGCTAAGGCAATGGATGTCATCGCCGTCAAAATGATGCCACGTATACGTCAGACGATGGAGAGTACACGGCAATCGATGATCAGATTGCGACGAATGACCATGGATGTGATGCCCATGATCATATCAAAGATTGTACCCGTTATTGGGGCGGTCCTTCGGATCGCCGAAGCGTTTGCAAGCATCGCATCCCGCATCGCTTCAGCCGTCGGAACGATTATATCATGGATAGTTCGGTTAAATTCGGCCACGAATGGATTGGCGGGATATATCATTGCCGCCGCTGTAGCTTGGCGCTATCTGAATCTTGCTTTTTTGCGGACCCCATTGGGTCAGCTTATATCATTGGCGGCGGTGATAGCCCTATTGATCGATGATCTCTTAACCTTTCGTGAGGGTGGGGATTCTCTGATTGATTGGAGCACCAAATTTGGGGTTGGCATGAAAGTGGTCACAGGTGCCATGGCACTTTTTTTGGCCGGTGTGGTGGCCACTAAAGCATGGGTGACAGGCGTTGCAATTGCAACGAATGCGTGGGCCGTCGCTACTGGCGTGCTTAATGGGGTCCTGGCAACCGTCAGAACGGCAGTCCTGCTGTTCAATATGGCAATATCACTGAATCCAATCGGTGCTACCATACTGGCCATCAGTGCATTGGTCGGGGCCGGTATTATGCTGGTGAAAAATTGGGACACGGTTAAGCGGTGGTTTTCATCGTTTTTTGGGTTTTTGAGTGGGGGATTTGAAAAGATTGCAAACGTCGCTGGGAAAATTGCTGGCGTTATTGGCGTTGGTGGAATAAAACCATCATTATTAACGCCATCTCCACAGGCCCAGGCAACCATGACGGCAAGGGCCCAGAGTGTCAGCCAGCGGACCCAGATTGTTGTTAATGGCAACGCCGACCCAGCTTCAACGGCCCGAGCTGTAGCCGGTCAACAAACGAGAGTGAACGCAGATATGGCCCGGAATATGAGGGTTGTGGCACGATGACTATATTCGACTACGAGCTGGCTACATTCATTCCGACCCGTTCAATCGGGTCATTCAACGCTACGGTGACAATAGAGGAAAGCGGCCGTGATGAAATCGAAATCACGCAGCACCCAGTCCAGCAGGGGGCGACAATCTCTGATCACTCCTTCGTTAAGCCGTCTACATTGACGTTGTCAGTGATGTGGGATGCATCGACCGCCCCACTAAACGAGACATATGCAAAATTGATTGAACTTCAACGTGCCAGGGAGCCAATTGACGTAGTTACGGGGAAACGGATTTATAAAAACATGCTAATCCGAGCCATTAGCCAGACGACCGATGCCACCACGGAGAACGCCTTGAAAGTCAATCTGGAACTGCAGGAAATTATTATCACGGCCCTAGAGGTCACGTCAGTTCCGGAGCGTTCAAAGCAGGCGAACCCTGCCAAGACCGGAAAAATTCAAAATACCGGTACAAAGTCAGTTCAAACAGCATCAGCTACCAGAAAACGCAGTGCATTGTTGGCACTGGTAAGGGGGTAGGCATGGCAGAGGTATTTACCATCCCGCTATCCGATATTCCACAGCGCTTCAACATAGACCTGAGCGGACGGCCGTTTACTCTGACAACAAAATTCAATACGGAATCAAATGCGTGGGTACTAGATATTGCTGACGGCGAGACGGATGCGATGCTCATAGCGTGCCTTCAAATGGTCACTGGTACCAATCTTCTGGCGGCACATGGATATTTAGGCATTCCGGGAGCCTTAGTGGTGGCAACTGATGGGGACGATTTGGCCGCACCGACCCAAACGAATCTCGGCACATCGGCCAATCTCTACTATGTGACCGGTATTGATGACTAGTCAGCTTCAATATGGTCGAAAATTCAACCTTCTGTTGTCTACACGATCCGGCGATACGCTTGATGTTGGGTTGTTAAAGGTCGTTTTTAGCATTAAAAAAACCGATGCACAAACGCCAAATACGGCCGAGGTGCGGGTATATAATCTAAACGAGACGACGTCACGAAGAATCAGGTCCGAATTATCAAAAATCATCATACAAGCTGGATACGACTCTAATTATGGTGTCATTTTTTCGGGCAATATAAAACAGGTAAAATATGGCCGTGATAATGGGGTCGATTCATTCGTTGATATTTCCGCCGGTGACGGCGACGAGGCCTACAACTACGCCATCATCAGCACCACCCTAGCATCTGGGGCAAAGCAATCAGATCAGGTGGCGGCATCTGCAAAGTCTATGAGCGGAAACGGTATTGGAACCGGATTCGTTGACAATATGGGCGGGCAATCGCTGCCACGTGGCAAGGTCATGTATGGAATGGCCCGTGACTATCTCAGACAGTCTACGCAATCGACAGACGCTACATGGAGTATACAGGACGGACGCCTACAAGTTGTTAAGCGTTCCGGCATTCTGCCGTCACAAGCGGTTAGGCTTAATTCGAAATCAGGACTTATTGGAACGCCGGAGCAAACAGGTGACGGAATAAAAGCAAGATGCCTACTAAACCCACTTTTAAGGATTGGGGGCCGGGTGATGCTCGATGACGAACTAGTGTCGTCATCACTGATACCAGACACCGAACGAAATAACCCCGCTAATAGCGCCCCATCAATAAACGGGGATGGGATGTACCGGCTTCTGGCCGTGGAGCATCTCGGCGATTCACTCGGGAACGACTGGTACAGCGACATCACGTGTCTGAGTGTCGACGCTTCCGCACCGGCTTGGGAACAGGTGTCAAAAGTATGATTCGTGAAGAGCGGATAGATGACATACAAGAGAGCCTTAGGCTAGCAATCGAGGGGGCCCAGTCGCAAATCTGGACGGCAATTCCTGGCATCATCACAGCGGCTGACCTAGCGACCCAGACGGTCAGCGTCCAGCCGTCTATTATGGGGTCGGTCACAGACCGGGTAGGAAATAATGTCAATCAGCCACTACCCCTGCTGATTAATGTTCCAATTGTCTGGCCTCGTGGCGGCGGATTCGCTTTAACATTCCCAGTAAAAGATGGGGACGAGGTGTTGGTAGTGTTCGCATCACGATGCATTGATTCATGGTGGCAGTCTGGCGGTGTCGGTGTGCCAATTGAATCACGCATGCACGACCTATCAGATGGGTTTGCTATATTGGCCCCAACAAGCCAGCAAAAAAAACTGACATCTGTCAGTAGCACTAACGCTCAGTTACGCACAGAGGCAGGCGACACATATATCGAAGTGACCCCGTCAGGAAAGGTGAAGATAATGGCAACCAGCGAGATTGACCTTACCGCACCGGCCATCAAACTAAATGGTGCGATAACGCAGGTGGGCGGAATCAGCATTGATGGGAAGTCATTTGGATCGCATCAGCATCTTGACCCACAGGGGGGCACAACTGGACCACCAATCCAAAACGGGGCATAATAAAAAGATGAAATATCGAAAACTGGATCAGGATGGAGATATGGTTTTTGGACACCAACAGGCAGACTTCTACATTAATACCCCAGAAGGCGTAGCACAGGCCGTGATGACACGGCTAAAATTATGGGTGGGGGAATGGTTCTTGGATTTGTCAGAAGGAACGGCCTACCAACAGGCCGTGTTGGGTACGGGGACGCGCGAAACCATCGAGCCTGCCATCCGTACACGCATGCTTGAAACACCAGGCCTAAAGTCAGTTGATCGTTTTTTCGTCAAAATTGACCCCACAAAAAGAACCGCATCGATTGAGGCGACAATTTCGACCATATACGGACCTGCTACCGTCACGGGAGTAATATAGTGGCCATATCCGATTTAGTGTACATCGATGCTGCTGGGTTTCATTATGCCGACTATCCCACGGTTCTAGCTTATATCCAGGACCAATACCGCACGATCTACGGTCAAGACGTCTACCTTGAGGCCGATTCACAAGATGGCCAATGGATAGCGGCGCAAGCCCTAATGATATACGACATGATGCAGATGGCGGCATCGGTATATACCTCATTTTCGCCGCTCACCGCCATAGGGGATGCATTGTCGCGCAACGTCCAGATTAACGGAATTTCTCGCCGTGTGGCGACATACTCAACAGCCGATCTGCGGATCATAGGAACACATGGCACCCAAATATTGAATGGTGTAGCCGAAGATTCGGCCGGCATTAAATGGCGACTACCCGCCACGGTAACTATTCCTAGTGGTGGTGAAATAACGGTGACAGCAACAGCCGAACCGATTGGGGCGATTACGGCAGGGGCCAACACAATAAACAAGATAGCTACCCCGACACTTGGGTGGCAATCCGTTAATAATCTATCCGCTGCCACTGTAGGGGTAGCAGTCGAGAGTGATGGAGAGCTTCGAATCAGGCAGGCACAGTCTACGATGATTCCATCACAGACAGTCATGGATGGCATTACGGGTGCCGTGCAATCATTGGCGGGAGTCACCCGCGCGCGAGGGTATCAAAATTCAGCCAATACCACTGATGCCAACGGAATACCTGCACACAACATAGCTATCGTGGCAGAGGGTGGCACCACTCAATCTATAGCCGATGTCATAGCACGAAAGAAGCCACCTGGCATTCCAACGTATGGCACGACGTCGGCCACTACGTACGACCAGCAGGGCGTTCCTAATATCATCAATTTTTACCGGCCTACGGTTGCAACAATAAGCATTGAGGTATCTATCACCGCAGGCATCGGATATGTGGCGAGTATGATCGACGATATTAAAGCTGCTTTGGTGGCGTATATTGCCACATTAAAAATCGGGGACGACATCTATCTAACAAAGCTATTCGTTCCGGCCAATCTTTTAAATCAGGTATCAGTTCAGACGTTCGACGTTACACAGATTCGAATTAAAAAAAATTCCGGGTCGTGGGTAACGAGCAACATCACGCTCGCTTTCAATGAGGTCGCCAGTACGGCCGCATCTAACATCACGGTCATTGCATCATGAAAACGGTGGCGGAGTACCTCGACCTCATCACTCAACAACACCGAGATAAGCCACGATTTATGGCGACAGTGGAAGCCATGGTAACCCCCTACGTACACATGCAGAATGTGATAATGTCCTTCCTGTCTGCTTTCGACGTTGATTATGCTGTTGGCGTTCAGCTCGATATTATTGGGCAATGGGTGGGCGTATCTCGCATCATTAGCACCCCAATATCCGGGGTGTATTTTACCTGGGACGGAACGTCTCAGACTGGATGGGACAATGGCGTCTGGAAATCTGCAAATGATCCAGACTCAGGATTTACCAATTTGCCCGATTCACTGTACAGGCTCGTGATCAAGGCTAAGATTGCATCGAATGCGTCATGCGGCGAGGTGTCGGACATATATAACATACTGACATCCGTTGTGTCGGTTGCTTCAGCAATAAAAATCGTGGATAATCAGAACATGACCATGACGGTACAGCTAGATGTCTCAGAGCTGACTAGCTACGAGCAGCAAATCATAAGAAGTGGCGTGCTAAATATTCAGCCAGCAGGTGTGTCGGTAGTGTATGAGGACGTGTAATGGCAACGAATAGCATATTGAAATTCGGCGAGAACGCCACGAGTATCCTCAGTCAGACGCAGTACGAGGATGATGCACAGCGAATGATTGGCCATCAGCCTGGGCCAGCCAGAAGCGCCCTGGAAAACAAGGTGCTAAAGCAGGTTTCAGTTATTGCGGCCGGCGTGGCCGAGTTTATCGCCGACAATCAAACGAATAATGTCACCGACCTACTAGACCGAGAGACTCTCGCGCAATATCTATCAGCTGCCATAGTGGCCGCCATACCTTCGGCGACAAGCAGTGTTTCGGGCAAGACGACGATGGCGTCCGCTAGTGAGGCTCAACAATACCAGCTGGATTCGAAGGCCATCACACCCCTCACCATGAAGAATGCTATGCAGGGAGGGAATCAATCTCTGGCCACCAACGGGTACCAGAGGTTCCCAGGAGGCCTAATTTGGCAGTGGGGCAAGGTGTCGAACTATCAGCCAGACGCACCACGAGTCATAACTTTTCCGATTGCGTTTCCTGCGGCACTATTCTGCGCTCAGGTATCTATGAGCCAGACGGGATTCGTAGACTATGCGAATGTTCCCATCATAGTGAGAGGGACAGAGTCTCGTACCGGAATGAGTGTGTCAGTAGACTACTCCATACAGGCACCGGTAGTAGACCTCTACTGGATAGCGATAGGCAATTGAGCTCATCATGCTGTGACCATCAAGAGGCATCACTACCCCCGCATAAGCGTGGTGATAGTTTCGTGCTAGCCTGCACGTACAGGCAAGATGGCGTGGCGGCTAGTGTGGCACTATACACAATCAAAGCCCAGCTACGAGATTCATCAAGCCAGCTCGTACAAGAACTGAGCGTCTCAAAAGCCAATCAGACAACCAGCCCTGGCGTTTTTTCTCTAGCCGGCGGGGCAACAGGAGCGTGGCCGCTCGATATATTGCGTTGTGACATTCAGTTCGCCGAGGGCGACACAGTGCGAAGTACGCAGACGTTCAGCGTGGAGGTAATCGAGGGAATCACATCATGACAGATTCTATCGTGATTACCTCTGCCCCTATGTGCATCGTCTCGATTCAGTCGAATGCAACGACCATCGAAGTAGGGATGACATCTATTGGGATTCGTGGTCCAGTAGGCCCGGCGGGGCCAGCCGGGGCAACAGGCCCGGCAGGACCTCAAGGGCCGCCAGGACCTAACAGTATAGGGGGATACCCGATCACAGTCAGCTCACTTCAGTCATCTGACCTTATTCAGTTTTCCGGGATTGCGTGGCAAAATGTGCCGCAAAGCAGTATTGTAGACGGCGGAATTTTTTAAAAGAGGAAAAAATGACAAACACCATTCGAATCAAACACAGACCATTAGCCGACGGGACGGGTGCACCTTCCACACTAGCTTCCGGCGAGCTGGCATACAACGAGTCTGATAAGGTACTTCATTATGGCCAGGGCCCGACAGGTGGGACGGCTACCAGTATTGTGCCTATTGCAGGTGCTGGGGCATTTGTCGACACATCTACGACGCAGACGGTCGGTGGAGCAAAAACATTCACGTCTACGGTCAGCGCGTCGATTAGTGGGAACGCTGCAACATCTACGAAGCTAGCGACAGCACGTGACATATCTATCACAGGAGACGCCACGGCCACCATCAGCTCATTCGATGGATCGGCGAATGTTAGCGGGGCTATCACGCTGGCAACGGTCAATTCTAATGTTGGAACTCACACCAAGCTAACCGTAAACGCAAAGGGACTTGTTACGGCCGGTGCTCAGGCCTCTATATCTGACCTATCAGTTCCGACCGCCGATATCAGCATTAACAATTTTAAGCTGACCAATGTGGCCGAGCCTGTAGCGTCCACCGACGCAGCCACAAAAAACTACGTCGACGCCGTTGCGCAGGGCTTGAATTTCAAGCAGTCGGTGGCGGCATCTACCACGTCAAACATCACGCTATCAGGAGAGCAGACGATTGATGGGGTATCGGTGGTGGCTGGTGACCGGGTACTGGTCAAGAATCAATCGACCCAATCGCAGAACGGCATATACATTGCTTCTGCGTCATCCTGGACACGTTCACCCGATGCTAATGCATGGAATGAACTGGTATCTGCGTTCGTATTCACCGAAAAAGGGACCACGCAAGCTGACACCGCATGGGTATGCACCGTCGACAAGGGCGGCACGCTAGATTCCACCGCCGTCACATTCGTTCAATTCTCATCTGGCGCATCATATACCGCTGGTACAGGCCTCACATTGACCGGCACTCAATTCAGTATTTCGAATACGGCCGTCACCGCCGGGACATACGGAGGAAATAGCAAGGCATTGACAGCCACGGTCAACGCCCAAGGACAGATTACGTCCATCAGTGAGTCTGATATTGTGATCGATGGGGGAACATACTAGGTGCCCGACAAGATCAAGCCATATCGCAGCAGTACGCCGGGGGCCGTACCTTCACTTGAATCCGGTGAATTAGCAATCAACCTAGCCGATCAAAAGACGTATGTTGGGAATGGCACATCCTCGGTTGTTGTCGGGGCTGGAAAGCTCGCATCATTAGGCGATGTTTCGGCGTCATCTCCCACTTCTGGCCAGCCACTAGTATGGAATGGGACAGCATGGGTAAATAATACTGCCGCCTCTATTGATGCTTCCGGGAATGTGTCCGCCTTATCATTTTCATCAAGCGGCACCGCATCGAATAAAATGCCAGTAGGAACGACGGCTCAACGGCCAGCGACGCCGTCAAGCGGTATGTATCGCATGAACAGTGATACGGGAACGCCGGAATGGTATTCCAGCACACTGTCGGCATGGGTACCGTTCTCCGATTCGTATCGAACCTATGACATAGAGATTTTGCTTGTTGGTGGAGGAGGTGGATCATCCGGAGGTAACGCAGAGCCATCTGGCGGCGGTGGTGCTGGTGGTATGATTATCGGGTCCCATAGGGTAGGGGTAGGCCAGACACTAGTGATTGTGGTGGGTACTGGCGGCACTGGTACCACTGGCCTTAACATCCCATCGAGCGGAACATCCTCTACAATAGCGGTGGGACTCACGACGTTATACACTGCATCAGGTGGTGGGCGTGGAGGGGTAGGCGATGGCGGAACGGGATTGTCTGGCGGATCAGGTGGTGGTGG